AGGCAATGTTATGAAATACTGCTGGCGCGAGAGGCTTAAGGCTGGCGACATTGACCTAGCCAAAGCTGCTTGGTATCTCACACACCTGCACCAATGAAACTCATTACTACACAGGGCGACCTCGCCCATGCGCTACGCACCATTGCCCCAGCCATCAGCACCAGCAACAGCCACCCGATCTTGAGCTGCTGCCTGCTTGCTTCCGATGGCGCAACCATGACCGTCACCGGCTTCAACCTGGACCTTGGCATCAGCGTCACGGTCCCCGCAGCTGTAGAGGCACCTGGCACCGTCGCGTTGCCGCACAGGCTGCTAGCGGGGCTTGTAAGCCGCTTTGAGGATGGCGAGGTGCTCACCCTGTCAGATGGGCTCCTGAGCGCTTGTGGGGCGTCCTACGGCCTTGCAGCGATGGATGCGGAGGATTACCCCGCCATGCCCGTTGTAGAGGCACCTGGCGCTGAGCTATCGCTGTCCGACGGTGTACGCGCCTGCCTGCCGTGTTGCAGTACAGACATCAGCAAGGCCATGCTCTCCGGCATTCACATGGCAGGCGGCTACATGGAGTCGACTGACGGCCACCGGCTGATGCGTATCCCCGTAGCGCTACCAGACGGCATTGACCTGGTGCTACCCGCCAGCACGATGAAGCTGCTGCAAGACCGCACCGTCACCGTGGCAGCAGCAGCCGGTCAGGCAGTCATCGACGCAGGCGACGGCATCACCATCTACAGCCGCATCCTTGACGGCAAATATCCAGACGTGGCAGCGCTGGTGCCCAAGTCCTTTGAGCATACCATGACTCTTGACCGGCACCGCTTTGCCCGGTGCCTAGAGCGTGTCGCGCTGATTGCAGAGGCGCACAACTCCGTGGTTAAGCTCACCGCCGGCGCAGGTGCTCTAGCCATCACCGCCGAGGCCGATGCCAACAATGGCAAGGAGCTGATCACCTACGAAGGCACCGCCGCCGGCGCATGGGCGTTCAATGTCCATTACCTGCTTGATGGCCTGAAGGCCATGCGGCAAGCAGAGACTGTTACAATGTCGGCCAATAGTGCAACAACGCCAGTCGTGCTGAGGCCGACTAGCATGACAGAGCAGACGTATCTCATCATGCCGATTCAAATCCGGGAGTAATACAATGGCGCGCAAAAGCACCAAAGACGAGATCCAAAACCGTGTAAATGAGGTTTATGGATTGCTTCTGCGCGCATGGAATCATAATCAAATTGTTCAATACGGTTCCGAAAAGTGGGGAGTAAGTGAACGTCAAGTGCGTGATTATCTTGCTGAAGCACGCAAACTGATGGCGCTTGATGCCGAGTTAGAGCGGCCTCAATGGTTAGAGGCTGCCTTGGCTCGGCTGCAAGATTATGAGCGCATTGCACGCGAGAACAATCAAGTCGGCCTTGCTATGACTGCTGTAGAGAAGCAAGCCCGGCTGCTGCGGTTTGAGATGAGCTAGTTAACCTGTCTGTATTGCAGCGTTAGCCATGGCACGCCGTTACGCACGAGACAACCGAGGCAGGTTTGCTCCAAAGGGCGCAGGCGCTACTGCTCGTGGCGGCCGGCTCAAGACTGCTAGCGGTAAGAAGCGTGCTACGCAGACTATGCAGGCATCAGCTGCACCTAAAGGCACCATCGGCAAGCCCAAGGGGCTCAAGCCAGGGGCGATTAAAGCCAAGCCTCAGGTTTCATCTGCACGCCAAGCGGCAACAGACCGATTGAAAATAAAAACAGAGACCAGACGCAAGCTCAGGACTGATCGCGCTTCCGTCATTCCTGCCACGCCTGCAGGTCCCAAAACAATGAAAGCGGCTAGACCGCAGTCAACTGTTGCAAAGCAGCGCACTAAAGGCAACACCAAAGCTCAAGTTGTCAGCCGCGTCGAGCGCAAAGCTGCTGCAAACAGGGCAAATCTTGCCGCAATCACTCGTGCCGAGCGCACTGGTGCAACTCAAGGCAGGCAATACCAACGAACATTGAAGCGTGGTATGACGCTTGAGCGCGCTCAGAACTTCCTGCAAACAGGCAGGCTTCCTGGCCGTGACAACTCAATGGCGGCTCAGCGCAATATGCGTCAAGCAAAAGACCGCCTTGCTGCCAAGAACGCAAGTCGCGCTGCTGCTAATGCGTCCAAGCCTGTTCGGAAAGTCGACACCTCTCTTAAAGGCGTGGCGGCACGTCGCGCACGCGCTTTGGCGCCGCGCACATCTACTTACCTTTCACAAAAACTCAATACGCAAAGCGCTATCACTAGAAGCGCGGCAAACGCGATTTACAACAGGCAGAGAGCGGTTGGCAAGCAGCTTGGGTTAGACCAGTCCGTGGTGCGCAACCCAATCGGCATCATGCCTAAAGCATCTGGCAGCATTCGTAACATGGCCATGCAAGTCAGGGAAGCCGCTAGAAAGCGTGTTGTTGGTGGACGCAGGCGTTAAATCTGGTAAGCTCCAGCCGACACCACGTCACACCATGGAAGACTTCCTCGCTGCAGTCGCTCAGGCCATGAACGACTCTGAGCTGACAGCCGTTGAGCTGATCGGCTGTTTAGAGATCGCTAAGGCTGAGTTGATGGAATCACTGTTTAACGCTGAAGAAGAATGAAACCTACTGTTACAGCCGTTGGTCGGCTCCTTAAGCCAAAAGGCGACGAGCCGCGCATCCTACACAGGATTGCTGTACAGCCTGATGGCAGCATCAAGACTGTTGTCCGCAAGATCCTGTGAGCATCGTCAGCGGCATCTGTGAACCAGTGCCGCTGCTCGCATTCATGCAGCAGCAGACGCCAGAGGATACGGGTGATCTAGTTGCCCGCATCCGCGCTGACCTGCACCCTGGGCAGCTTGCGTTTGTGGATGACACCGCAACGCAGATCCTTGGCATCAGCGCGGGGTATGGCGCTGGCAAGACCAGGGCGCTGTGCGCTAAGGCCGTGATGCTGGCAGCGGTCAACCAGGGCTTTATCGGCTGCGTCATGGAGCCGACCGGACCGCTGATCCGCGACATCTGGCAGACGGACTTCGAGGCATTCCTAGAGGCGTACGACATCCCGTACACCTTCAGGGCGTCGCCGCTGCCTGAGTACATGCTGCACCTGCCGGGCGGTGACACCAAGATCCTGTGCCGCAGCTTTGAAAACTGGTCACGCATCATCGGTTTGAACCTTGCCTGGGTTTTGGCTGATGAGATCGACACCGTGACGCCCAGCATTGCCAACAAGGCATTCCCCAAAATCCTTGGCCGACTCCGCAGCGGCAATGTCCGGCAGTTTGGCGCGGCATCGACGCCAGAGGGCTTCCGGTGGATGTGGAACACCTTCGGCAGCGACGAGGCCAAGGCAAGGCCTGACCGGCATCTGATTAAGATGCGCACGGTTGACAACCCACACCTGCCACCGGATTTCATCGAGCGGCTGGAAGCCAACTACGACCCAAGCCTGCTGCGGGCGTACCTAGACGGCGAGTTTGTCAACCTGACAACTGGCCAGGTTTATGACCGCTTCGACCGGGCTAAGCATGTGGTCAGCGAGCTGCCGGATACTGACCGCGAGCCGCTAAGGGTTGGCGTTGACTTTAACGTTGGCAACATGTCGGCGGTGATCGCTATCAGGATTGGCAGCAGCCTGTTGGTGATTGATGAGATCAGCGGCGCCCACGACACCGACGCACTGGCGCAGGAGGTGGTCAGGCGCTACCCCGATAGGCGGATGTACGCCTACCCAGACGCCAGCGGCGGCAACCGCAGCACCAACGCAAGCCAGACCGATGTGCAGATCCTTGAGAGCTATGGCATGTCCAACCAGTCGCCGCGAGCAAATCCTCCCGTTCGTGATCGGGTGGCTGCTGTTCAGGCTTTGCTGGAAAACGGCAAAGGGCAAGTACGGCTGCAGGTGGCGCAGGGCTGCCGTCGCGTGATCGAGTGCCTGGAGCTGCAGTGCTACACCGACAAGGGCGAGCCGGACAAGGACGCGGGCTTTGACCACATGAACGACGCGCTCGGCTACCTGGTGTGGCGCGAGTTCAACCCGCTACACGCTGGCGCTGGCCGGAGCACGGGCGTCAGGCTCTACTAGGGTTGACCACGGCGGCAAACGCTGGTATCTTGTGCGCACGGCCGCCAAGGCCGCCCTACCACTACCATTCCAACCATGGTCACTAACCCCTGGCTCAATCGCTTCGCAGCCCTCGCGCTGCTGTTCATGATGTACGCCGTCGGCATCAGCGTCGGCCGTGATCAGGCTCACAACCACCCGGCCTGCCATCAGGGGCTGAAGCCGTAAACTGACACCATTGTCAGCAGTTAGCGGTCGTGTATACAGGCTTTAATGCGTATGACCGGCCGCTAGCGCAGCGCACCGTTTCAAAGGTCAACGACCCGAACACGAGTTGGTTTGCCCAAGAGCCGCACTGGATCTTGATTGAAGACCTGCTGCAGGGCACCTACGGCATGCGCAAAAAGCATCGCCGTTACCTGCCGCAAGAACCACGCGAGCTAGACGAGTCCTACGACAACCGCCTAGCCCGTAGCGTCTGCCCGCCGTATTACATCCGCCTAGAGCGCATGTTGGCCGGCATGCTGACCCGCAAGCCCGTTCGACTGGATGACACCGCTGACGCCATCCGCGAGCAACTATTCGACGTAGACCTGCAAGGCAATGATCTCAATGTCTGGACCTATGAAGCAGCCCGCAAAATGGTCCGTTATGGCCACATTGGTACATTGGTGGATGCACCGGCTAATGGGGGTCGACCCTATTGGGTGACATACACGCCTAGGCAGATCCTTGGCTGGCGCACCGAAACGCAAGAGGGCAAGCAAGTGCTCACCCAACTGCGGCTATCGGAAGTGGTCACAGTGCCTGATGGCGAGTTTGGCGAGAAAGCCGTCGAGCAGGTTCGTGTCCTAACGCCTGGCGAGTACCGCATCCACCGCAAGCAGGACAGCGGCGAGTTCACCGTTGTCGATGAAGGCCGCACCAGCCTTAGCCAGATCCCGTTCAGCATTGCTTACGCGCAGCGTCATGGCTTTATGGAGTCACGGCCGCCGCTTGAGGACATTGCAGAGCTGAATCTCAAGACCTATCAAGTGCAGTCGGACCTCGACAACCAGCTGCATATCTCAGCAGTACCGATGCTGGCGTTCTACGGGTTCCCGTCAGCAGCAGAAGAGGTATCAGCCGGACCTGGTGAAGCGATCGCATTCCCTGCTGAAGGCCGCGCCGAGTACATCGAGCCTGCAGGTCGCAGCTTTGAGGCGCAGTTCCGCCGGCTTGAGCAGCTTGCGTTGCAGATCAACGAGCTAGGGCTGTCCGCAGTGCTAGGTCAGAAGCTGAGCGCCGAGACCGCTGAGGCAAAGCGCATTGACCGCAGCCAAGGCGACAGCACCATGATGGTGATTGCGCAAAACATGCAGGACATGATCGACAACTGCCTGCAGTTTCACGCGCAGTACCTCGGCAATGCCACTGCCGCCGGCAGCGCCTATGTCAACCGTGACTTCCTCGGCGCACGCCTTGAACCGCAGGACATCGCCGCGCTGCTGTCGCTGTACACCGCTGGCACCATCTCGCAGGAGACATTGCTTCGCGAGCTTGCCGAAGGCGACGTGTTGGGCGATAACTTTGATGTGGACGAGGAGCTGGAGGCCACATCCAATGCGGGGCTTGACCTATCGGATGCTGGACGTCCTGACAGACTGGTTGATAGCAGTGATGATCTGGGTGGAGCCGAAGAAACCGAGGAAGCAGGAGCTGGACTATACGATATGCAATCTTCCTGATGAGATCTTGGCTGTCATCCGGCTGACATGGTACAAAGACGGCAAAGCCGATGAAGTGGACGAGCTGCGCATCATGGAAGACGGCCAGAACGGCTACGACGCCTTCGCTGCAGCAGTGCAGGGTGCATTAACCCGCGGCGCCAATGTAAGCATCAGGTCTGGATACGCGCCGCAGCAATTGGGTATCATGTAAAAAAAGAGTTATTACCATGGCTGTTCGCAATCAAACCCGTGACTCTCGTGGTCGCTTTGCCGGCAGTGGCACTGGTGGGGTAGTTAGTCGTCCAAAACAGCCAAAACCTCAGCCAAAAGGCGGCAGTATGACGCGTGCATTGCGTCGCGGTCAACGTGATTTATACAAGGCTGAGCAAATGCGCGTGCAATCATTGGGAGGCAATGTTGCAGGTATGCGCATTATTCGTCGTAACATTAAAAAAGGAGCCAATGAAAAAACTGCGGCATCTAGTAAACAAAGCCAAGGATCCGGCAAGGTATCGGACGCATTGCGGGGCACCTTGCGTCAGCTTGCTCAATCTGATGCAAGGTACTTTCGTGAACTTAACAACATTGTTGGTCAGCCAGCAAGTGCAGCACGTCGTGTCGCGGGTACTCGCAAGCCATCGCAAAAGCGTCTTAAAGGCGCATGAGTACGCCAGAATCGCTATACCGCAACGCCATTGACCTAAACAGGTTTAGCAATAGCGTTGGCCGGCGCATTATCAATGCCTATAACGACATCATCATTGATGCAGTCAATCAGCTCCGCACTATTGATGAGCTAGCCGCTCCGGTCAAGGCTGCCAGACTGCGGGCGATCCTTGCGCAGCTAAAGGACAGCCTCGGCACCTGGGCTGGTGACGCAACCGAAATAACCGCAACCGAGCTGCAAGGCATCGCGCAGTTGCAATCTGAATTTGTGGCCGATCAGCTGCAACGTGCATTGCCTGCTGGCGCCCGTGATGCAGTGCGCACCGTTGAGATCAGCCCGCAGTTTGCGCAGTCAGTGGTCACGACTGACCCAACCCAAATCAACGTGGTGGCGCTTAGTGATGACCTGTTTGCAGCAGTACAGGGCGCGCCGGCGACGTTCAGCCTGACCGCTGCCCAGGGTGCCACCATCACACTGCCCAATGGCGAGGTAGTCAGCAAGGCATTTCGTGGCATCGCCGTCGATCAAGCCGAGCGGTTTTCGCAGGTGGTGCGGCAGGGGCTGCTAACCGGCGAGCCGACGCCTGCTATTGCTAAGCGGCTGATCGGCAGCCTGCAATTTGGCGAGGAAGCCAAGACCGTCAAGCAACTGATCGCCGCAGGCGGGCAGGCAACAGCCGTAGCCGATAATCAGGTCATCGCCTTGGTGCGGACGAGCATCAACCAGGTAGCCAATACCGCCAGCCAGCAGGTGTACGAAGCGAACCAGGACATCACACCGCGATATCGCTACGTCGCAACGCTTGACACCCGCACCAGTGCGATCTGCCGGGCGCTTGATGGCCGTGAGTTTGAATACGGCAAGGGACCAACGCCGCCGCAGCACTTCAACTGTCGCAGCACGACCGTTCCGGTGATCGATTATGACGCCTTAGGCTTTGCCCCGCCGCCGCCCAGTAAACGCGCTGCAGCAGGCGGCATGGTGCCTGCAAATGAGTCCTATGGCCAGTGGCTTGCCAAACAAGACCTGCCAACCAAAGCTAAGGCGCT